ATCAACCCTAGTGAAAGATATCATGTACCATAAGAAACATCTTCCAGCTGGTATAGTTCTCTCAGGAACGGAGGAGGGGAATCACTTTTATTCGGAGTTTATACCAGATCTATTCGTGTATGGCGATTATGATAGAGACGCTATAGAAAGGGTCATGGCAAGGCAGAGAAAGTTAGTGGGTGCAGGTAAACAGAATTGTGGTGCTTTCATGCTTCTAGACGATTGTATGTATGACAATAAGTTCCTCAAAGATACCTGCATCCGACAATGCTTTATGAATGGACGACATTGGAAGATTTTTTTCATGTTGACGATGCAATACTGTATGGATCTTCCACCAGCACTTCGAGCCAATGTTGACTATATATTTCTTCTCCGAGAGAATATCCTCCAGAATAGAGAAAAGTTATACAAGTCATTCTTCGGTATATTTCCTAATTTTGATATGTTCAATAAAGTGATGGATGCATGTACAGAAAACTACGAATGTCTCGTGTTAGATAATACAGTAAAATCAAACAAGATACAGGATTGTGTGTTCTGGTACAAAGCAACTGTTCGGAAAAACTTTAGAGTTGGTCATCCAGATTTATGGAAACTTCATAAAAAAATGTTCAATCCTAAGTATCTCCAGCAGAAAGAGGATGATGCTAAAAATGCAAACAAGAAGACAAAATTAAAGATTACGAAGACGAAATAACGAACAAAAACTCTGTAACTTTCGTAGAACGATTTTGTAGGTTGCGACTCCCCCTGTAACAATTGTAATCAATTTCAATTTTTTCGTAATTATAAGGTTTCAACATTTCTGTCCATTCTTCAGGAGTTATGAATCCTTCGTTACTATACGACACCAAGGTATGTTTAGCCTTTTCAGAAGCCAAACGTAATGTAAGTTCCATAGCCTCCTTAATTTGTTTTTTATAATTGTACTGACTCCTGTTCCAATCTACAGGGATACCTGATACTTTTGAAAGTGTATGAGGTCTCTCATTGGTGCAAATTAAGTTTAACATAAAATAATTTGATCCATATGGATGTTGATTATATGGTGGATCTAAATATATGAGATCAACCTTTGGTAGTTCTCTCAAAAAATCGCATGCATCCTTTCTATGTACATGAACATCATGGTGGCCCTCAATCCACATAGGCGATTCAACTTCAATACGTTTCATAATTCGTTCTTGTGCATGACCACCCTTTCCACCCCAACCACCTTTGTGAAAACCCTTGAAAACACCAGATGTATTCGTATGAATACTCGCTTTTACGATAAGAGGACCCAAACAATAAGATTTTAGATGATCTGGTACATTATGTTGAATATAGTACATCATAGCGTCAATTCTTCTAGCATTTTCAGGTGTATAAAAGCATCTATCACAGTTAACATTAGGTGAATAAAGTTCAGTGATAAGTCCATTTTTATCAGGTACTACATTCATAAGCTTGATATGTTCAATGATATCTTCTTGATCTACACGCGATGGCGTTTTTAAGAAACAAGTTGAAAGAGTCTCACAATATTTCTCAAGATCGTTTACATGTAGTTGTTCACAATGTGTTAATAGCATTCTTGAAACAACACCGGAACCAACGAATGCATCTGCACATGATTTTGGTTTAAGTCTTTTAATTACATTTTCTATGGTATCTACCAACTTCCGTTTGTTACCTATATATGTTATCATAGGCTGGTTTACATACGTTTTCATATCTATGGTGATATATGATAAGTTCCTTAAGTGACGTCTGAGCAGTATATTTCATAATTTCCATGCGTTCACTCGCTCCCCACATAGAACTTTTATGTGGAAACTCATCATACTTGTGGGTCTTAACACAAAAAGTTGCAAACTCTCGGTTAACATCCTTTATTATGTCTATTTTTGACAATATATCTGATACATCAAAACTTGTATCTTTTTTCATTTCCCAAACTAATGGTTTTCTTCCAAAGTTTGAGAGTGGACCGATTCTATGAATTATACTTTCACTGCTATGGAAGTCACAACCAGCAGCAAACACCAAATAAGGTGAAATTGGCAAGTCTTTGAATAGATGCCATGATGCATTCAGATTCTTGAATACTCTCTCGATCGCATTACCTAAACCTTGTTTTTTCAAGGTCTTTGAGAGCCTTAAATCATTTGTACCTTGGTATTTATCTTCTACGATCAGGAAACAATATTTCTTGTTATCGATGACAATAAAAAAGATACCACCATCCGGACTCATGAAACATTTGTCATTACCATATCCTTCAATCAATTCAGAAACCTTGATACTTTTCTGCCAATGAAAAGTAGCATTTATATCAAGTTGTTTGATATAGTCAGAACAAAAACGTTTAAAATCATCCAGGATACAATTTAACGTGTACTCAGATTCCTTACACACCCCGGAAGCAATAGCAGACCCCTGATGAATAGTTTGTAAATGTGACATATTTGTTTATATTTAAGCGCGTAACTTAGGTATTGCAAAAACATTTAACTATAACAGATGTCTACCGATCTAAATACTCTCAATCTTTCTGACAACGGTGATGGAATGGTACCTTTAAACGACAAACCAGGTACCAGTTTTGTCAATCGCGAAGCGTTTTCACACCCCGAAAAAAATGTGGGTCAAAGTAAAGAGACGACAATGGATTCTACCCCTATTAACGATTTGATGATGGAAGCCCCTATGATGATGGAAGAACCCAAGATGCAGGGTATGATGCCACAGATGACAGCCCCTAATCCTCAGGGTGCTTACGCTGCCCCCCAGGCGCAACAAGCTCAACCAGAGAGCAAGAACCCTTTCAACCTCACTGACGATCAGATGATTGCCCTTGTTGCGGGTGCTGCCGCTGCCCTCGCGGTGTCCAAGCCTGTTCAAGATAAACTGGTGACCTCTATTCCCAAGTTCCTTAACGAACAAGGGAGTAGAAGTGTGGTTGGTCTTGCATCTACTGGTGTAGTTGCGGCTATTGTATTTTACTTTGTGAAAGACTACGTCGTCAGGAATTAAACATTGGATTCCCAACCCATATTAGAATAAATTGATTTATCAATACCTGAAGAATAGGTAATTAAAGCTCCAATGGATAACATCCCCATGAGCAAGGCATTCGTTTTAAGTGTCTTGCCCTTGTCAGTTCCATATTCTTTCAGATCCTCCCTTGTCTTCTTAAATAACTTGTTAAAAACGTATGTGAGAATCAAAGCGATTACACTGGTGGCGAAGAAGAATGAGCGATCTACTGCGAGTTGTGGTACACGTCCAACCATCATATGAAATACGTTAGGAATAATCACTGTCAGCCAGATCAGATTAACGTAGTAGTTGGTAAACACATTTGGTATCTGAGTAACACCATATATAGCAGCCCAGTATCCGATTGCTACTAACAGAACATTTAGGGGTGTCTTCATTTAGTATGTAACAAGATTATTTATCCTGTACATATGAACCACAGAACTTTTTGATTTCTGGTATCTTTTCATATATACCGAGGTTCACACATATGTCGCGAAGTTCTATGTAATTATTCCAATACTCATCCGAATGGGAATACTCATCAACTGTACAATGAGCCAATTCATGTATGAGAACGTGAAATATTTCATTTACCTCACCATCTAGGCATATGACAATCTCCTGTCCTTTATTAGTATTATAACCAACCGCACCATTCATTGATTTCATTCCCGTGATAGGAACTGGCCTCTGTAACATATTAAACTTGGGGTGATCTGTGTCGGTGAAATGCTGCCTGAGAATTTGATATTTCTCTTTAACCTCAACGAGTTTACGTGGTTCTCTGGTTGTAGCAAGTATATATGCGTTTATAAGAATTAATATAATGAACGCGATCATCTTTTATATACAAATATAAATTTACTATACAGTTCTGAAATTGGATTATCTGTCAAACCCTCCCACAACTCTAATTTAAATCCCATCTCTTCTAATTGTGTCACGAGTAAGTCTTTGTACGCCACAGGTTCTGAACGCGGTCCATCTGCATAGAAAGGTGTATCTACTAGGTTTACAAACAACTTTTCACCAAAACCTCCATTACCATGGTCCTTCATCAAAAAGAAGTTACCCATGTCATCCTTTAGGGGTGTTCTAAATATAATCTTTTCAGAATCTGGAATAATTCCGATGAGACGCGCACCAGGTTTCATTCTCTTTTTAATTTCTCTGATGGAAGTGATAAACTTTTCTCTCGTTTCAAAAATATAATGAAGTGAAAAGTTGTAGCAGAGGATATCATACTTCCTATTTGGACAACTGTGGATGTCACCCTCATAGAAGTTTACTCTCATATGCATATTCTTAGCGCGTGACTTGGCCTCCGCGAGGGCTTCTGGTTCCGGATCACACATACTCATATTTGCTCCACACTTGTGCCACTTCTGAAGATCCCCACCAAAACCACAACCAACATCTAGGATCTGATCTCCATCTCTAGTAACAGATTGGATCAGATCCCTCTTCGCGTTGTTGTGATTTTTTCGGATTTCCTCCATCTTATATGTTTATGAGTGTATTTCTTTTACTTAGGAGGTCTAAATGTCCATTAGATGTTATTTCAATTAAATCATCTTTCGTATTCGTGTAATTAAACCACCAACCTTGATATGAGTTTCTATCAGCATCGCCTTGCCTTTTAATTATATTTTTATCACATAATTCATTAAACTTTGTACGATTCAAAAAGAACCAATGTATTTCATGATAACCAATACCACACAATAATAAAAAAGACCAATTATGTTTAGGTTCTATATGTTGCCACGTCCATGATTTATCTTCAACATCCCAATTTCCCGCAGTCTTTTGTTCAACTCTCAGGTTCGATGGTATATGAATATGATCATACCCCGACTTGTTAGTATCATCTTGAATTCTTAAACCAAGTGACGGGAAACAATACTTAGCATAATGCTCACATTCGGGTCCCTTACCACTACCTTTTAGAATAAAATGTATAATTTCTTTTGGGCTTTCCTCGTTAATATACTTTTGAATCTGAGAAGGATTTTTGGTAATAATATTTTGTCTTGATGCCACAAATTTTGGCAATCTATTCATACCTACTATAACGTTAAGAAATATATGAATATGTGAGAGTTGACTGATCATAAAGTTAACATTGACATGTGATTCTTCCATTATTCCAAATACACTTAAAACTTTAACACGATTGATTCACAATGGAAAAGATTATAAATGATGACATTTTGAAAGTACTTAGGACTCTAGATGACGAAAGTGCTCAAATTGTTATCGCTGACCCTCCGTACAATATTGGGAAAGACTTTGGAAACAATAGTGATAAACAACCGATGGATGAATATCTTCCATGGTGTGATGAATGGATTGAAGGGTGCCTCCGAGTTTTGAAGAAGGATGGAACAATGTTCATCTATGGATTTAGTGAGATTTTAGCACTCATCCTCGCTCGTATTCCCAAAAATGTAAATAGAAGATGGCTCGTTTGGCACTATACAAATAAGACGGTCCCCAAGCTCAATTTCTGGCAGAGATCTCATGAGAGTATCATTGTACTTTGGAAAAGTGATAAAGTGTTTCACCGAGACGATGTGAGGGAACCCTACACAGATGGTTTTGTCAAGGGTGCAGCAGGTAAGAAGAGACCAGCTACAAAAGGTAGGTATTCAAATGGTGAAAATACGACTACATATACAGCGCACCCCGGGGGTGCACTTCCTAGAGATGTTATTAAAATGCCAACCCTCGCGGGTACCTCTGGAAAGGGTGAG